ATGGACAGAGGAAAGGCAGGTCTGACGGTATTTTTTGAGGGGCCGTTCTGGGTCGGTGTATTTGAGAGGGTTGAAGACGGGAGACTTTCGGTATGCCGGGTGGTCTTCGGGAGTGAACCCAGGGACTGTGAGGTATGGGATTTTGTCCTCAAAAATTATTATGGCCTGAGATTCAGTCCGGCTGTTGAGGCGGCTGTGAAAGACGGCAGGGTGAACCCGAAGCGGAGGCAGAGGGAGGCCGGGAGGCAGACCATGCAGGCGGGGATAGGCACAAAGTCCCAGCAGGCGCTGCAGCTACAGAGGGAAGAGAGGAAGACGGAGCGCAGGCAGGCCGGCAGGGAGCAGAGGGAGGCTAGGAAGGAGCGGCTGTTTGAGCTGAAACAGCAGAAGCGGAAGGAGAAGCACAGGGGCAGATAGGCTTTTTGTGTTTCGGGAACAGCAGTATCAATGGGCATCAGTCAGAAATGGCTGGTGCTTTTTGTGTGGAAGGGGGCGTTTTCATGTATCCGGTGAGCGAGGCGTTCCTGCGGGCGGTGCAGGAGAATACCCGGAGGTATTACTGGACGGGGAAGATCACCACAAAGGGCGGGGCGGTGTATCCGTTTGGGTATGAGGATATTGTGAAGGGGAGCGGGTATGTTTCCGCCCAGTGCTGCGGGAGTGCGGAGATTGAGCTGGGGACGGTGTATGCGGCGGAGATGGGCGTTACGCTGTTTTCGCAGATTGACCGGTATACGCTGGACGGGGCGAGGGTGGAGCTGTCCTACCATCTGCGGGTGGCGGACGGCAGTTTTGAGGAAGTGCCGATGGGGGTTTTTGAGGTCAGCGAGGCGAACCGCAGGTTGCACTGCCTGGAGCTGAAAGCCTATGACTACATGCTGCGGTTTGAGAAGAGTTTTAACGGGTTTGAGTCTGTGGGGAATGCCTGGGCTTTTCTGGAACTGTGCTGTAAGGCCTGCGGCGTGGAGATGGAGAACACGAAGGCGGAGATTGAGGGTATGCTCAACGGGAGGGAGCTGCTTTCCATCTATCCGGAGAATGATATTGGGACGTACCGGGACGTGCTGTTTTTTGTGGGGCAGGTGCTGGGCGGGTTTTTCTGTATCAACCGGAGGGGGAGGCTGGAGCTTCGGAAGTACGGGGCGGAGCCGGTGATGGAGGTGCAGGGGAGGCACAGGTTTTCCAGCAGTTTTTCGGATTTTATCACCAGGTATACGGCGGTGAGCTCCACGAACCTGCGGACGCAGACGGCGGAGTATTATGCCCTGGATAGGGACGACGGGCTGACCATGAACCTGGGGGTGAACCCGCTCCTGCAGTTTGGTCTGGAAGAGACCAGGAGGCAGTTGTGCGGGAATATATTGGCGGATCTGTCCGTGGTGAATTATGTGCCTTTTGATTCCAGCACCATAGGGAACCCGGCTCTGGACCTGGGGGACGTGCTGACTTTTTCGGGAGGGCAGGCGGACGGGGAGCAGATGACCTGTATCACGTCTTTTCAGTGCAGGATCGGAGGGAGGCAGAGCCTGAAATGTGTGGGGAAGAACCCGCGGCTGGCCCAGGCGAAGTCCAAGAATGATAAGAATATTTCCGGGCTTTTGAACCAGATTGAGGCCGGGAAGGTGGGGATTCATACGTTTACCAATGCTTCTGCTTATACGGTGGCGGAGGATGATGTGCGGATCATCAGTATCGAGTTTGCGGCGAAGGAAGAGACCCATGTGCAGTTTTTCGGGCAGGCGGTTGTGGACGTGAGGGCGGCGCAGACGGAGAGGACGGCCAGCGCGTCCGGGAGTATCGTGGTCCCGATTCCGGCGGCGGGGACGGATGCCGGAGCGGAAACAGGCGGAAACGGGGACAGTGCCGGAGAAGATGAGGGGAGTGCAGGGGACGGTTCCGGAACTGGGGGAAGTACGGATATCACGGTGGAGGTGGAGCTTCCGGTCACATGGACGGAGGACGGGAAGGCTGTGGCTTATGTTACTTATGAGTTTAATGATTCGGAGATTCTGGCTCACTGTCCGGCGGAGACCTGGGGGAGCGGGAAGCACATTTTGTCTCTGTACTATCCCATTGACAATCTTGTGCCGAACATTACCAATACGTTCAATGTGTATCTGCGGATGGAGAACGGTACGGGAGAGATTGGAACCGGCGGGTGCATTGCTTCCATCAGCGGGCAGGGCATGGCCGCGGCTGCCGCATGGGACGGCACGGTTATGGTGGAGGAATATGTTTCCCGTTTTGCTTTTGGCGGCGGCCTGGGTATGAAGGGGTTTGCCGGGGAGATGGGGATTGAGACTATGGAGCTGGTGCGGAAGAGTTATGCGGACAGTATCGGGAAGGCGCTGATCGGGGCGTTTGGGAAGCCCATTGATTTGGCATAGGAAGGAGCGGAAGCGTATGAAGCTGAAAGGGACAATGGTTCTGGAACTGACGAATGAGGCCACGGGGGATGTGGAGACGGTCACGGAGGAAAACATGGTGACGGAGGCGGTGAACAACATCCTGGGGATGAATCCCATGGGGGTGTTCTATTCCGAGGAACGGCTGGCGGATGTGATGTCGTGGAATGATACCATGCTACCGGTCTGCCCCAACATGATAGGGGGGATTCTGCTGTTCCCCAAGACGCTGGAAGAGGACGCGGGGCATATCTATGAGATGTCGGACAACCTGCCGGTGGCTTATGCTTCCAACAATGTGAATACCACGGCGAATGCGGCCAGGGGGAGCCTGAACCAGACGGAGAGCAAGGTTTTGGAGAACGGGTATAAGTTTGTATGGGAGTTTACGCCGAGCCAGGGGAACGGGACCATTGCGGCGGTGGCGCTGACCAGCGCCCAGGGCGGGCAGAACGGGTACGGGAGCCTGGTGGGGGATGCCAGCGCTTTCCTGCAGATCAAGAAGCTGGATATCGGGGATCTGGGGAAGGCGAGGCAGGCTGTGCTGTTTGAGGCGGCGGAGATGGATTTTGAGAGGAACCTGCTGTATTCCATTACGTTTGAGGATTCCAGTGTGCGGGTGCGGAAGGTGAGGATTCCGGTTTTCAGTATCGGGCTGAATGAGAGACTGGACGATTCCGCTTATACGGTGCTGGAGGACCATGCGGTGCCTGTACAGACGTTTCTGTTTTTGGGGAGCTATACGAAGTACGGGGAGTTCCTGGACGGGCAGGACGGGTACTGGTACGGGTTTTCCAATGAGGCTAATTCTTCGGGGAATGCCAGGATGCTGTGGGTGAGGGTTTCCAAAACGGACTATTCCATGACGGAGGGGGAGTGGACGCTTTCCAATGCGAAGCTAATGGCTGTGGGGGAGCGGGACATGACCGGGAGCTATCCGGAGCGGAAGTGCCGGTGCTGTATGCGGGGCGGATATCTGTATGTGCCGGCCTATGATAAAAAGGGAATTTATAAGATCAATGTGGCAAATACGGCGGACGTATCGCTGATCGAGTTTGGGTTCACGTCCAAGATGAAGCCGTTGTGTGATACGGGGACTTGTGAGCTGTACCTGACGCTGGTTGGGGATTTGATCGTGGGAGGGGATTTCCAGGTTACGGTGAGTGATGCGGTGATCCATACCCAGGGGAGCGCAAGGCTGGGGAGCGCGGCCACGCCTCTGTTTCAGTATAAGCAGTTCCTTGTGGCATGGGGAGGCAGTTACGGGAATGAGTACCGGCATATGTATCTGCTGACGCCGTATCTGGCTACTATCAATAATCTTTCTTCGGCGGTGGTGAAGGATGCCAATAAGACCATGAAGATCACTTATACGCTGACGGAGGTTGAGGATACCGGGGCGTGAGCGGCGGGGGTAAAATGGTATGAGGTGCTGAAAATGATTTGAAATATGGGAGAATGATATGAGGTGCTGGGGAATGGTTTGAGATGTGTGGGAGTGGCATGAAGTGTCAGGGAATGATGTGCAGATATTAGGAGTGGGAACAGGGCGGCGGCTTTTGGGAGCGGGCCGCTTTTTCCATATAGAAAAGTAGAGAAAGCGAGGGATTTTAGATGAAGGAGTTTGTGAATGTGATAGAGTGCGGGTTTGCGGCTATGGGCGGATATCTGGGCTGGGCCATGGGAGGGTTTGACGGTTTTCTGTATGCCCTGGTGGTGTTCGTGGCGGTGGATTATGTGACGGGGCTGATGGCCGCGGCGGTGGAGAAGAAGTTGTCCAGCGGTGTGGGGTTTAGGGGGATTTTTAAGAAGATCGTGGTCTTCTGCCTGGTGGCTCTGGGGCATATCCTGGATACGCATATCATCCGGAACGGGAGCGCGGTTCGGACGGCGGTGATTTTCTTTTATCTGTCCAATGAGGGGATTTCGATTCTGGAGAATGCGGCCAGGATCGGGCTTCCAGTGCCGGAGAAGCTGAAAGGGGTTCTGGAGCAGCTGCGGGAGGAAAAGGGGAAGGAGTAGGAGACGGTATGAGGGATAAATGCGGTTAAGTGCAGTAAAGTGTGGCAGGGGATATGATTTGGGATTTTTATGGGAGGGCATCAGTGTGAAAAGCTGGTGCCTTTTTTCATGTGGAGAATTGGAGAATGTTTCCGGGCAGGGAACGGGAGAAGGAGAGTGGTTTTGTATGAAGCTGATTCAAAAATATTTAACGAAGTCCGGGTGTTACCGGGCGGGGAGGAAAATTGCGGTGAGGGGGCTGATGATCCATTCGGTGGGGTGTCCACAGCCGAAGGCTTCTGCTTTTATCAGTAACTGGGATAAGGCGCACGCGGGGGCATGCGTCCATGCCATTGTGGAGCCGGGAGGGGACGTGTACCAGCTCCTGCCCTGGGATTATCGGGGATGGCACTGCGGGGGTGACGCAAACGGGACGCATATAGGCGTGGAGATGACGGAGCCTGCCACGATCCGGTATACGGGCGGTTCGGACTGGGCGGAGACCGGGGATGGGAGGAATACGGAGAGCCATGTGCTTGCCGCTTATAAATATGCTGTGGAGCTGTTTGCTTATCTGTGCCGGATGTATGGGCTGGACCCTCTGGCGGACGGGGTGGTAATCTCCCATTCCGAAGGGTGTAAGAGGGGGATTGCCAGCAACCACGGGGACGTGGAGCATATCTGGAAGAGGTTTGGGCTTTCTATGGGGCAGTTCAGGAAAGACATTCGGGCGGCTATGGACGGCTCTGAAACCGGGAGCGGCGGAGATGGCGGTTCCGGTGTTTCCGGGTTTACGGGAATTATGGGGAAGGCTGCGGCCACGGCGGAGCAGATGCGGGAGTATGTGAAGCGGAAGAATCCTGATGCGGCGCAGTCGGTCCTGGATATGGTGCCTCTGTATCTGTCCGAGGGGGAGACGGAAGGCGTGAGGGGTGACGTGGCTTTTGCCCAGTCCTGCCTGGAGACGGGGAATTTTACGTTTTCCGGTTCGGCGGTGACGCTGGAGCAGAATAATTTTGCCGGTATGGGCGTGACGCAGAACGGGGTGAAGGGGCTGTCCTTTGATACGGCACAGCTTGGGATACGGTGCCAGGTGCAGCACCTGAAAGCCTATGCCTGTACGGAGGCTCTGGTGAATGAAAATATAGACCCGCGCTTCAAGTATGTTGTAAGGGGCTGTGCGCCTTATGTGGAGTGGCTGGGTATCCGGGAGAATCCCCAGGGGAAAGGCTGGGCTGCGGGAGCCGGGTATGGGGAGAAGATTCTGTCTATCTTGAAAGAGATTACCGGGGAGGCCGGGAGTGCCGGAGACGGTGCGGACAGCCCGGACAATCCGGTACAGCCCATGTCCGGGTATGTGAAGGTGTTCTATAAGGGCAGGGACGGGGTGAATGTGCGGACGGCTCCCTGCATGGGGGACAACGTGGACCAGGTGGTGTATGAGGGGATTTATACGGTGACGGGCATCAGTGGGGATAAGCGGTGGTACAGGCTGAAATCGGGGCTGTTTATCACGGCGGATGCGGAGTATGTGATGTTCATGGAGAGGCTGCCGGGGAAGTCTTCCTATCTGGTGCGGGTGGATATTCCGGACCTGAATATCCGTAAGGGGCCGGGGACGGATTTTGCCCGGACGGGGCTTTTTACGGGTATCGGTACGTTTACCATTGTGGAGGAGGCGGACGGGAAGGGAGCCGGGAAGTGGGGGCTTCTGAAATCGTATAAGCGGGAGCGGAACGGGTGGATTTCGCTGGATTTTGTTACGAGGCTGTAAGGGTGTTTTTGCAGATGGGGCAGGGATGCCTTCTTTTTTTGTCCTGATGTATGGGGGCTGCCGGAGGCGGGGTTTCGTTGAGGGCTTTTGTGCGGCGCGTCAGCCGGGGGTTCCCCGGCGGTACATACCATGCCGTTGGTATGAATTTTTGGAAAGGTTAGGTAAGAGGTTATGACGGCAAAGGAGCTGGACGCGCTGAAAGGTGTGGATATACGGACGGTGGAGAAGGAGGCGCTTGCGGATATCCGGGAGGTGGAGGTTGACAGGAGCCTGCCGCTGGAGGAAAGGAAGAGGGCCTATCTGGAAGCGGTGGGGAATCCCTATGCGGTACGGGTGGGGGATATGAAGGTCAGGGTACGGTTTGCGGAGGACGGAGCCTCTTTTGAAGAGGCTTTTGAAAATATGCTGCGGAATGTTTAAAATAACAGTGGATTTTTTCAGGCGGAGGCGCTATGATTGTCTTAGGGACAAGTTAGTGCATCCGCCTTTTTGATTTTGCAGGTGATTCTGGCAGAGAATGAAAGGAGCGGAAGCACATGGAAAGCAAACAATTCAAGAAGATCTATCATGCCGCCATCTATGTCCGGCTGTCGAAGGAGGATGGCGATGTTGCCGGCGCGTCTAAGGCGGAGAGCAACAGCATTTCTAATCAGAAAGAGCTTATCAGAAATTTCCTGAAGGACAAAGAGGATATTGTGGTGGTGTCGGAACGGGTGGACGACGGGTACAGCGGTTCCAGTTTTGAGCGGCCTTCTTTCAAGCTGATGATGGAGGATATCAAGAAGGGCGTTGTGGACTGCGTGGTGGTCAAGGACCTGTCCAGGTTCGGGCGGGAGTATATTGATTCCGGCAGGTACATTGAGCGGCTGTTCCCGGCTCTGGGGGTGCGTTTTATTGCCGTCAATGACGGATACGACAGCCTGGAGGGGAAGGACCAGTCAGACGAGATTATCATACCGTTCAAAAATTTGATAAATGACGCATACTGCCGGGATATTTCGGTGAAGATACGGAGCCATTTGGAGGTGAAGCGGAAGAACGGGGAGTTTATCGGTTCTTTTGCGCCTTATGGGTATCAGAAGGACGAGGGGTGCCGGAACCGGCTTGTCATTGACCCGGTGGCGGCAGGTATTGTGAGGGATATTTTCCGTATGAAGCTGCACGGCATGAGCCAGGACGCCATTGCGGGCAGGCTGAATGAGACGGGGGTGCTGTCTCCGATGGAGTATAAGAGTGCGTCCGGGAGCAATTATCAGACCAGTTTTAAGACCGGGGAGCGGGCGCTGTGGAGTTCGGTCACGGTACGGCGGATTCTGGAAAATGAGTGTTATATCGGGAATCTGGTGCAGGGCAGGCAGACGACGCCGAACCATAAGGTGAAGAAGTCGGTTGTGAAGCCGGAGAAGGACTGGGTGCGGGTTGAGAAGAATCATGAGCCGGTGGTTTCGGATCGGGATTTTGCCATTGTGCAGAGGCTTCTGGGGATGGATACGAGGATGTCCCCGGAGCAGGCCGAGGTGTACCCTCTGGCGGGCATGGTGGTATGTGCGGACTGCGGCGCGGCCATGGTGAGGAAGAATGTGTGTGCCGGGAATAAAAAATATCGGTATTATGTGTGTTCCAGGAATAAGGCAACGAAGGAGTGCGCAAGCCACAGGATCGCGGCGGAGCGGCTGGAAGAGGCGGTCCTGCATCTTCTGAAAGTGCAGATCGGCAATATCCTTGACTTGAAGAGGGCCATGGAGAAGGTCTCTGAAATCCCGTTTCAGGAGCTGGATATCCGGGAACTGGAGAAGCGGATTGAGCAGAAAGAAGCGGAGGTCCTGCGGTGTAAGGAACTGCGGAATATGCTTTATGAGGACATGAAGGACGGCATTGTCTCCAAAGAGGACTATATGGAACTGCATGAGGCGTATACGCAGAGGCGTGACATGGCGGAGGAAGCAGTGGGGAAGATGAAGCAGGAGATCAGGGATATTCTTGCTTCCAATACGGACAAGTACCGGTGGCTGGATTATTTTGCGGAGCATAGGAACATTGACCGGCTGACAAGGAACGTGGCGGTGGAGCTGATCGACAGGGTGAAGGTTGTGGATAAGGATACGGTGGAAGTGGTTTTCAGCTTTGGGGACTGCTATAAGGAGATACTGGACAATCTGGAACATGCAGGCTGTATGGCGGTCTGTGACGGCCAGGGAAGGGTACGGTTTGAGTGGAAGGAGGCAGTATAGCATGGCAAGGAAGTCAAAGAAAGTGGATTTTGTCAATGTGAATGATATGCCGCAGGCTGGCGCTGTGCCGGCTCCGGTAAAGGCTGCCTGTTATAAGGCGGGGCTGTATGCCAGGCTTTCCGAGGAAACGGAAGAGAACCGGGAGCGGGCGACGGTGGAGACGCAGATGGAGCTTCTGCGGAAGTTTGCGGCGGAGCAGGAGGATATGGTCATTGCCAGAGAGTATGCGGATATCTCCTGCACGGGTACGAATTTTGAGCGTCCGGGGTTTGAGGAAATGATGCGGGACATGAGGGACGGGGTGATTGACTGTATCGTTGTGAAGGACCTGTCCAGGCTGGGCAGGGATTATGTGGAGACAGGCAATTATATTGAGCGAGTGTTTCCGTTTTTCGGCGTGAGGTTTATTGCGGTGACGGACGGGTATGATTCGGAGAAGCCGGGCGGGGAACTGGTGATGCCGCTGAAAAATATGGTCAATGAGATGTATGTGAAGGATCTGTCTAAGAAGATGAGGACGGCGCACAGAGCCATGTGGCAAAAGGGGGAATATTCTTCCGGTTCGGTTCCGTATGGGTATGTCAATGAGGGAAGGCAGCTTTGCCCGGACATGAAGGTAAGGGGAACGGTGCAGGAGATTTTCAGGCTGTTTCTGGAGGGGTGTTCTTTGAAGGAGATTGCGAGACGGCTTTCTATAAAAACGGTTAATCCCAGGGCGTATAAGCTGACGCAGGCAGGGCGTGAGATTCCCGAAGGGCTGAATACGGGATGGAACTGTGTGACGGTAAAGTTGATTCTTGTTAATCGTGCTTACGTTGGTGACAGTGTCCATAATAAGAACAGGCAGGTGAACGGGAAGCAGGTCAAGGCGCCGAAGGAGGAATGGATCATTGTGGAGGATACCCATGAGCCGTTGGTCAGCAGGGAGGATTTTGATATGGTTCAGGAAATGCTTGCGGACAATGTAAAGCGGTTTCATTCTACACATGGCAAAAACGGCTTTGACCATTCCAGATTTAATCTGGTGGGGAAAAAGATTGTATGTGCGGACTGTGGAAAGATCATGGGATTCCGTACAGAGGGAACCAGGCATATCAATAAATTTTACCGGTGCAAGACCTATCTGGATACGACAAAGAAGGGCTGTACGAACCATAAGGTATCTCTGGAAACGGTGAACTGGGCTGTATTTGAAGCGGTTCGTGAGCATATGAAGCTCTGCGTGGATACGGAGGACGCTGTAAGGCAGAAGAACGCCAGGGCTGACAGCGTGAAGAAATATGATGTTTATGGGAAGGAAGCTGATAGGATAGAGAGGGAGCTGCAGAGGACCACGGAAGTAAAAGCGGGCATTTTTGAGGATTATAAGGACGGGCTGATTGATGAAGAGCAGTATACGGAGATTAGCCGGAAGTATGCCGTGAAGATAAAGGAGCTTTCTGCAAGACTTGATGAGATGCTGAAAGCCCAGGCGGAGTATTCCAGGGAGTACCGTGTTGACGGGGGATGGAAAGCGGCGGTGGAGCGGTTCCGGAATGAGCAGGAGCTGACAAGGGAGATGGCGGAGGCTTTTGTGGACAAGGTTCTGGTATATGAGGATGGGAGTGTCAGGGTGCATCTGAAATATGATAAGGAACTGAAAGACTTGTTGAGTCTTGGGACAGAGAGGGAGGCGGTGTAAATGGATAGGATAATGGCTGCCATGTATCTCCGTCTCTCCAATGAGGACAGGGATAAGGAAAAGGGAGAAGAGAGCAACAGCATTTCAGCGCAGAGAGCGCTTCTGACAAGGCATATAGAGGAACTGCTGCGGGGGCAGGAATACAGTATCACGGAGTTTTGTGATGACGGATATTCCGGCGTTGATTTCCGCAGGCCAGGAGTGCAGGCATTGATTGGGGCGGCAAAGAGCGGGGATATCCATATGATCGTTGTAAAGGACTTCTCACGGTTCGGCAGGGATTATCTGGAGGTGGGGCGGTTCCTGGAATATATCTTCCCTATTTTGCAGGTACGGTTTGTGTCTGTGAATGACGGTTACGACAGTGCCGATAAGTTCGGGGCTACAGGCGGTATGAGTGTTGCGTTGAAGAACCTGGTGTATGGGATGTACAGTGCTGATTTGTCAAAGAAAGTCCGGTCTGCCAGGGATACGAGGGTTAGGAACGGGGAGTTTGTCGGGCAGTTTGCGCCGTATGGGTATCGGAAGAACCCGGAGGATAAGCATGAGCTTCTGGTTGATGAAGATGCGGCGTGGGTGGTTCGTAAGGTCTTCCATATGGCGGCAGAGGGGATCAGCCATTCGGAGATCGCAAGGCGGCTGAATGAGGAGGGGATTCCCACAAGGTATATGTATCATAGGCTGAAAGGCGATAATTTCCCGGACAAACAGCCCCATGTGAAGATAAAGAAATGGGATAACAGTGCGGTCAGGGATATCGTCACAAATGAGACTTATCTGGGAACGCTGTTCTGGAACCGTGCGAAGTGCGGGATGGATACCGATAAGAAACGGGTGGAGCAGCCCAGGGAGAAGTGGATTGTGGTGGAGGGGCAGCATGAGGCGCTGGTTTCGCAGGAGGTTTTTAAGAAAGCGAATGATAACCTTGTGGGACTTGACGTGAGCGGGCGGAAGACGGGCGTGAGGAATCTGTTCTTTGTCTGCGGATACTGCGGGAAGGGTCTGCGGTTTTCCGGCAGGAAGAAGGAAAAGTATCTCTGCAGGAGCCGGACGCAGGAGGCGGAGAATGACTGCCAGAGGGTGGAGGTCAGCAGGAAAGAGATTGAGGATGCAGTGCTGGAGCAGGTGAGGGTGATGGCGGATATGCTGATGGAAGAGAGGGTTGTCCGCAGGGAAGCCCGGAAAGGTAATAAGGCATCGGAGCTTGATGCGGTGATTGCTGACAGTACAAAGGAGTTGGCGCAGTGGAAAGGGACGAAGATGCGTCTGTATGAGTGGTATAAAGCCGGGGAGGTCAGCCGGGAGGAATATATGGAGAGGATTGAAAAGGGCAGGGTTCGGATGGAGGAATTGGAGCGGGCCAGGCGCGGGGCGCAGGCGGAACTTGACCGGATGCAGGAGGTTTCTGGTTCGGAGGAAATATCGGATGAGGAATTGAACGGGCTTTCCGAGCTGGAGGTTTTTGATAAGGATAGGCTGAAAACGCTGATTGAGAAAGTGGTTGTTTATGGGGAGGATGCCATGGAGATTGTGTGGAAAGTGCGGAGTCCGTTTGACAGTAAAGTTTCTGTATGA